ATCTAAAAAGGTAAATCACTATCCGGTAAGTCTTGTGGCATATTCTGTTTTGGTGCTTCTGCTTCTGCTTGGTAAGGTTCTGAAAACTTTAAGCTAAAATACTTCTTGCCGTTCTGTGATTCGTTTAGCCATACTGCTACGTCTTTGGCTTTGCCGTCTATCATTGCTTTGCCTTTGTAGTCGGGGTGTTGTTCCGTCTTTTTGTAGTCGTTCTTAAAAATTGCACCTGTGTTGTCTTTCTGTTCCATTTACTTTATGGTTTTACTTAAAATGTATGCGCTTAACGTCTTTCGTGTGCGCCTTGCTTTTTCTTCTAAAAGCTTCTTTTGTTCCTCTGTTACTCTTATGTGAATAACGTTAGTCTTTCGTGTTTTCGTTGTCTGCATTGTATTCGTTTAGTTCTTTAATAATTAGATCAACACCTTCTATAAAATCTATTTTTCTGCTTTTAATAAGCATAACAGTTTCTTCTATTGCTGCTCTGTCACCTATGACGTAACCAAGTTTGCTAAGAAGTTGTTTAGATTCTTCTTCTTGTTTCTGTAGTTCCCTGTAATATTGAAATATTTGATTGTCCATAGCTTTAATTTATTAAAGTGTTATAATATTCACGACATTCTTCTATTCTGTCGTATATTGACTGTACTACTTCTTCGTCATAGTCTACTACAAACGTTTTAATTCGTCTTTCTGCAGGTATGTTGTCAAAGTTGTGCTGCGCTTCAACGTGTTCACGAAGTTCTTCGTTTTCGTCTATTAGGTTCTCTTTCCAATGCGCTCTGCGTACTTCGTCTTCTACCATAAGTTCCGGTGTGTTTACTAAGCAATAACATAAGTAAGCTTTAGTCTTCTGAGTAAGTGCTAAATAACCTTGAAGCTGAAAATAGTAGTCTTTGTTCGGTATGTCTTCTGCAAAGAATGGAAACGTTGTAGCATCCCAACTTGATTTAACGTCTAAGATTATGTCCGTGTTTACATCCGGTGTACCTGTTAAGTAGTCGTTTGTAAAGTGTTCTTCATTCTTAATCATAAAACCTAAGTCTAAAACATTTTCACATAGCTTTATTGCATCGTCTTCAACTTCGTTGCCTTTGTCTGTGTATCTACTGCTAAACTCTTTACGTTTGCCGTACATTTCTTCTACTGCAAGTTCTTGTAAGTATGTCTTACAGGTCTTACTTAGTGTTTCTGTTTTACTTCTGCTGTTAGTCATTATCTTACCAATAGAAGAACATCTGATTTTTAACATACTTCAAGCGTTTTAGATTGTGAAGTAGTTAGTGCAAACTTGTCTATTAGTTTGTCTTTCGTGATTTTGCCTTCTTGTACTGCTTTTAACGCATCTTTAAAGCGTTCTTTAGATAACTTTTCTTTCTTCGCTACAGGTACTTGCTCACCTGCTGCATCCGTGTCTTTGTCTGTGACTAAACCAAGTGCAGAAGATAGTGCGTAACGTCTGAAGTATGTAACACCACTACCGAAGCTTTGGTAGTCATTCATACCTTTTAGTGTTGCTTGTGGTATAAGCGTGTTGCTTTCTAACGTTTCACCGCTTTCAACGTGAAAGATAATAGTGTTTAAGTAGTTATCTTCTTCGTGTGTGTTAATTAGTTGCGTGAATCCTAATCCGTGTTTGTTTAGTAGTGGATTAATCTTGTCGAAGATCGTAGGCAAGTCTGCATACGAATAGCCGTAACCTTTTGTGCCTTTGAATATTGGCTTTACTTCTTGCTGAAAAGCTGCAAGTGCTTTAAATAAATGTTTCATAGTGTATTTAATTAAGTGTTTGTGTATACAAATATAGTGTTTTTATTTCATATCTTTTACTTTTTGTTTGTACAATTCTATTATGTCTTTTAATTCTTCACGTGTGTACTTTCGTGTTTTGTGTGCTTCTTCGTGTAGTTTAAACAGTTCTTCGCCTCCTATTCGTTTTTCTATACCTACTTGATAGTTTAGTAAGTTTCCGTGTTTATGTTGGTTACACGCTACGCACTGACCGTGAACGTTCCTCTCATCAAATGTTACTGCCTTGTGCGTTCCGCTGCTAAAATAGTGTCCAGCATCAAACTTACCTGTAAGCAAACTATCACAACTTATGCAGTTTTTGTTTTGATCACGTTTGCGAATAAACGAATTGAAATAAGTCTGTGCTTTTTTAGTTAAGCTTTGCACCGTTTCAAGTTCTTCTTTCAATTGCTTCTTTTCTTTCTTCCAATTATTGACCTTTGCAGTTTTTACCCATACTTTAACGCATTCAGACTTAAAGCAATATTTTTGGTTAAAGTGCTTGGCTTCAAATTTTTCTTTGCAATGTTTACAACGTGGCATCTATTGGCGTAAATATGTAAACGTCATCTACTGCACATTCTTCGTTTACGCAAATGTATGTGCCTATTATTCCTTCGCCTTCTATTCCGAAGTCTTCGTAATCGTATTCTTGTTGCCATATCATTGTTTGGCTGCATTGTGGACATTTCATAATTCTAATTTAGCATCGTTAATAATTTCTTTTAGCTTGTCTATTTCGTGTTTATGTTCTGCTATTATTATTTGATTTCTTAAATTAGCTTTACATTCTAAATAATATTCTTCTTCAAACTTCATAAAAACAGAATGAAAGTGTTCTATGTCTTGTAAGCTTTCTTTCATAGAATTTATTAGGTCTGTTCTGCTTTCGTGTTTTTCTACAAGTTCGTCTAAACTATCTTTAAACTTTATTATTGTAGTCTTTAGGTTAATCTTTGCTTTTAGTATTTCAAGTGTATTCATCGTATATTTTTAAGTGGGTTTACGCCTCCTATTTCAAAACCTAAACCACGGTTAAATTCACAAAATATATAGTCTTCTAACAAGGTTTGTTGCCCTCCTGTGTCTGTGTCTTTTATTTTGTCTACAGAAATTAAAGTTACATATTTCATAGATTCGTGTTTTACAAGTCTGTGTATTACTAAAAAATCATCGCATCTATTTAAGAAGCTTTTACCTCCTTCAATATGTGCAGCCATTGGTGGTTTAAGATGACCTGCCCAATTGTGACCTACAGGAAATATGTTACCACCTCTACCACTTTCACTTGTTGGGTGCGTGTTTATGTAGATAGTCTTGCCTGTTTCGTTTACAAATTGCCGTGCCATATTTAAAAATTCATAGTTGCCTTCGTAACCCATTTTTCTATCAAGTCCTGTATATGGATCAATCAAACAAGCATCTGCATCTGACTGCCTAAAAAGTTCTAAAAGTTCTACAGGTTTGTAAAGCTTTGAATTATCTATGAAGTCAAAGTATTGTTCTAAATATGTAGCTGCGCTTGTTATTTGTTTATGACTTAAAGTCTTGTACGGTCTACCTGTGTACATTTGTATCATATCACGAAGAATCTGACCGTAGCTATTTTCACCGGCCCATAAGCAAAACTTTAATTCGTGTTTAAGTGCAAGTGTCAAAAAGTACCAAAAGACGAAATAAGACTTACCTACGTTGTCGTGTCCTAAAATTATATTTAGTTGTTTAGGTTTAAATACTATGTGCTTGTCAAGTTCACATCCTAATTCTAAACCTTGCTTTATCTTACCGTCTCTGTAGTCAAGTAAGTATTTTATCTGTTGTCCTTTTCTAAGCATATCCTAACCTTTTTGCTTTTTGTGTAAGTTTGTCTTCTTCGTGTTTTGGTTCTTTCTTTAGCCAATTCTTTGCAGTCAAATATAATGATTTGTATTTCTTGTTGTTTTTAAAGTTCTCTATGCTATCTAAACACGAATCTATCTGCTGCTTAGTGTAGTCTGCTTCTAACTTGTTAAACTGTTCTACAGACATAGACAAATGAGCGAAGCTTCTATATATATCTTTTACATTAACACTTACACTAACACTATCGGTTATTTTTGTTATCGGTTTATAACAAGTGTTATCGTTGTTATCTTTATTCCAACGTTTAGACATTCCTTTTTTACCTGCTTCGCTTTTTTTCTTGCGTATTTGTTCGTATTTCCGTAAGTCACGTTTTAAGTTTTGTTTAATTGGTTCAAAACAAACTTCTGTAAGTAAGTCTTCAGTTTCCGGATTTAAGTCGTTAACGTATTCTAAAACGTGTTTAAACAACTTACCTGCTTGATCGTCACTTAGCTTTTGAACGGTGTGTATTAAGTCACAATACAGTAAAAAGCTTTTCTTGTTGTCTGCCATAAGGTTGTAAAAAAAAAGTGTAACGCTTTCGGTGGGTAGGAACACTTACTAACGTCACACTTAAAAAATTTGATTGTCCTACCAACATTGCAAATATAATTAAATTTCTATTTTATTTACACAATATTTACTACATTCTTTTTGCGGTATTAAAAAACCTATAGACGTAGCGGTTTGAACCTTTCTATATTTATTCATTTCGTGCATAAGCTGAAGGTGTTTTTTACTAAAAACAAATATGTTTTTATAGTCTCCGATTAAATAAAGCCAAGTATTATCATTTCTGTAAATACCACTTTTAACGTATTCATTATTATTTGCATTGCTCTTTTCTGCAATTTCTATATAAATATTTCCTGTGGTTTTATATTTGTCGTCAAATTTAATTTCAAAACCTTGCTTATTTTCACCTTTTGTATATTGATATTTTTTACTGTTATAAGTGCTTAATGAAATACCAAGTTCACTTATTAAAATATCGGTTACAAAGTCTTGATATTGCAGACCTTTTTCTAAACATTGTGCGTATTGTTCTGTCATATTATAATTCATTTCCCCATCCATACCATTTTTCTTTTTTTATTGTTCTGCAAAACATTTCTAATTTATTTCCATAGTTATATAATTCGTCTATTATATTTAAAAATTCAATAGGTTTTTCACTATGATTATTGTTTCTTTCTATTCTTTGAACACTATTGTATAAAACTTTATTGTCTGGTGTGCAGCTTCCTTTTGTGCAAACTAAAAGTATTTCGTGTCTTACTGAATTATAATGCCCCATATTATGTTTTACTTTATCCCATATAAAAGAAGTCTTGTATTTGAAACCCCAAGAAGAAACAACTCTAAAAGCATCTTCTAATAATGGCGAAGTAACCCATAAAAATAAAATACTGTTTTTTTCCGATATTTTATTTACAGGTAATTTCGATAATTCTGCAATACTCATAGTGTCATAGTGCTTCGATGCACCTCCTAGTTGTGGCGTGTCTTGTTTGTCATTATAACTCCAAGCAGGATCTGCATAAATAACTCTAAAAGTTTCATTTGTATTAAAAATGTCTATTTTAAATTCATTGTTAGTATTACTTTCAATTCTTTTTTCATATTCTTTCTTCTTTTCTTGTAATTCCTCTTTCTTTTCTTCTTTTTTTATTTCTTTGTATGCAGCGTTTATACTTACTTCGCCTGTTGCAAGTTTTGCTTTTACTTCTTGTGGTGCTTTCTCTTGTATTTTTTTTACTTTAGAAATAGTGTCGTGTGAAACTGAAGCCACTTTAGAAAGTTCTTTTTTTGTATCAATAGCCTTGTCAGAAATCTGACAACCCTCTTGCGAAATTTTACCACCTTTAATTAAATTATCCTTTGCTTTTTTACTAAAAACTTCTTCAAGTTCTAAAGCTAAAACACTTCTTTGGTAGTTGCTTAAATTACGTCTTCCGAATTGATTTAATATCATCCATTCTTTTACGCTTTCTTCACTTGTAAAATGTTTACTTGTTGTTTTATATTCCAAGTCGAAACGTTGCGCTATACTAAACCTGTTGTGTCCGTCAATTATATAGCCGTTCCAAGTTATTATAGGTTCTCTTATTCCTTCTTCTAATATGTTTGCTTCAAGCTGTGCATATTCTTCTACACTTAGTGCAGGTATTAAATTTTTAAATTCTTCTTTTATTTCCATTTTTTTAGTATAAATTATTTTCTAAACGTCTTTTAATTATGTTCAGACCACCTAAAGTAGATGCGTTTTTTACGTCTTCCTGTAAGTCGTATTCTTTCTTTATTCCGTCTTTATCTGCAAAAAGCTTTTGGTAATACTCTATGTCTGTTAGTAGCATTTCGTCTTTTGCTTCTATTAAGTATTCAAAGCGTCTTACACCGTGCATTACTGTTGCGTGGTCACGATTAAAGTATTTGCCTATGTCTTCGTATATCATTCCGTGTCTGCGCATAACGTTATACAGGTACATTCTACGGTTTATAAGTGGTGCGTTTCTTGATCTAGTGTCAAGTCCGTCTTTTTTTATTAGTTCTTTAATTAAGTCCTTCATATATCCAAGTTATTAGTGCGCAGTAAATTATTTCTATTAGTCGCATATTTCTACTTTAATTATTAAGCCTTTCCACAAGTTAAAAGCGTTTATTGCATCGTGTTTGTTGTATGCTTTAATTTGTTTAGTTGCATAGCTTACAGGTGCGCTTGTGTCGCTTCCTGCGTATTGTTTGTACGTTATTCTGTAAGTGTTTAACATTTCTTCACGTGTTAGTAAGTAATCAAAATAAAGACTGTCGTTGAAATTGTCCCAAAATTCAAGTTTATATGGATCATTCATAATTAATTGTGTTCGTTCAACATTCGTTCAAGCTCTGAGCATATATCCTGCTTAGAATAGTACATTGTACCGGTACATTCTAGCGTGTCCATTCTAACAAACGTTGTTGTCTGTTCGTGTTCTTCGTATTGTATTTCATCCGTAAATCCGTTAAAGCTTACTGCTTCTTCTTGCCAATACGTTTCTGTTTCTATACAAACACGAAAACTTGTATCGTGAATTCCAAACTCTACTATTTCGTCTTGGTTCTTAAATATTTCTATTTCTCCTTTCATCTTATCCGAATATTAAAATTGTGTAGTAATACATTGCAGCTAAAGAGCATAAAAATATAGCTCCGTAAATCGTGTCTTTTAGTTCGTCTTTCATTATTTAAGTGTGTTAAGTTGTTTATTAAATCGTTCGTTAAGTCTGCCTATGCACATACCATAGATAATTATGTTGTGCGTGTTTTTCTTGTTTATGTTAGGAAATTCTAAGCCAATACCAAAGGCATTAGACCATTCTGCTTCGTCTATTCTTTTTTCAAAGTGTTCAATTGCTTCCTGTATTTCGATAAGCAATTCAAGTGTTTCTGTTCTTTTCATAAGTGTTATATTTAAGTGTGTTTTGTATTTATCTTATTTGTACGTTGTTGATGAAATTAAACGAGTAGTATTTCACATATCTTTTTGCATAATCAATAGAAGAAATAGGTTTTCCGTTTATTAATAAATCTCTCCATATTGTGTTGCCTAATTTATCTACGTCTGTGACTTGAATATTTTTAATTTTTAAGTTTTTCATTGTGTTTTGTTTTATTTAAAATATTTGTTTAGTGTTTTTTCGTTTTTTATAACCAAAGAAGTGTTTTTGTTAAAATAAATTCTAATTGAACCACTTGATATTACATAAGGATATGTTTCGTCTTTCTTAAAAGTTAACCCTTTCTTAGTTGTTACTTCTTTTATGCATCTAACTGAATCCATTTTGTGTTTTTTTAAGTGTTTTACTGTTTTTGTATACACAAATATAACTATTCTTTTCTAATTATCAACAATAAAAAGCAAGTTTTTAACAAAATAAATGCAAAAAACCTCTGTAAGTATTGTAAATACTACAAAAAAAAAATTAAAATAAATGTGTAAGTCTTGCTACTTGTCCGTTTTCACGATGATGAATAAAGCCTTCTACTGCAGCTAAAGACAAATAACCTTTCTTGTGATGCCAAGAATCTGCACCACTTGGAGAACGTAAAGATTCTACGGTTACTCCTATATAGTCTTTGCTTGTTTTATGGTGAACGTGGTGTGTATAAACGTACCTGTGTTTAGTTTTAGACCATTCTACAGGAAATTCTGTAGCCATAAGCAAAGGTAAGTCTTGGTGCTTTGCACCGTCACCGTGTGTAGTGCCTATTAAGTTTTGTCCGTATTTATAACCTTTTCTGTGTGCTATTGAACAATCAAAGCTTATGTTTTTGCAGTTTCGAAAGTACGTTTTTATGCAGTCGGACAAGAAAAAACCACTTTGGTAATCGTGGTTACTTGGGTTATAGGTAAAATGTACGTCTGCTACTGCGATTAACTGAAGCAAAATGTCTACATAAAGTTGTTTAGCTATTAAAAAGTTTGAATACCATTGTCCGTCTGTATCTTGTGGCGTTCCTCCTGTCGTAGTTCGGTGTGGTGTATCAATATGTAAAATATCGTTTCCACCGATAAATAAAATCTTGTCAATGGGAAACCCTTGCGCTTTGTTTAAAATGCCTTGTACGCCTTCTTTTACACGTTTAACGGCTATTTGGTTGTTATAATCTTCGCCTGTTTCAAAAGAATCTGCTAATTTTCCAATATGTATGTCTGCAGGATCAATTACAAGTAAATAATCTTTTGTTTTTTCTTGGCGTATTAACTTAGGAAACTTAGGTGCAAATTGTTTTAAATCTTCTACAAGCTTTTTGCTTAGTTCTTCTAGCTTATTTTCGGCATCGTCTTTATGTAGTGGGTTCTTAAAGAATAGACTTGCTTGTTTTGTTTTTAGCCATCCGTGTTTAACGCTTTCAACGTCTACACCTGCTTCTTCAGAAGCTGCTTTTAATCCTCTATAACGAAACAGTATTTCTGCTTCATCCGGTG